GCTGCTCTTGGTGCCAGCATCAAGGTTATCGACAACTCGGGCGGTATAGAGCAATTTACGGCGGATGATCTACAGGCAGCAACTAGCGGGCAGAAGTGCATGGATTTCCTTGTGTCCTTCGCCCGCAAGCGCCAGGTTTATCTAATCACCAACGGCGACGGCGACCTAGTGATATTCCGCCCACAAGGTCAGAAGTCCGCAACGCCTTTACTTCACCGCCCGGATGATCCAAACAACAACGTCAAGTCGGCCAGCCTAGAGCTAGACGACACTATCCGCTTTGGATCGTACGCCGTGCGCTCACAGAGCAACGTGGCGTCCGATCAGTTCGCCGGCTATGACGCTGCTGCTGTTTCGATTACTGGCCGATCTGCTGATGATGAGATTCGCGCTTCTCGGTATCTGGAAATCCAAGCCGAGGAATCCATGACGGCAGCAGAGTGCACTGAGCGGGCAAATGAAGAATCGAACCTTCGCCGCGCCAAGGGCTTGCTGTATCGCGCAACTCTTGTGGGTGACTCGCAAGTTAACGGCGACCCTTGGGATATTGGCTCACTTGTTGATGTGTTCGACGACTACAACGGCGCGCGCGGCGAGCTACTGATGTTTGAAATCAATACGACTGTTGATCTTGGACAAGGCTCGCAGACCGAAGTTGGTTGCAGCCCTGCCGACGCATACCGTGCAGTTAGAAAGAGCAAGCGCACTAAGCGCAAGAGCAAGCAAGACCCATTTGAGGGGCTATGAAATGTTGAAGTTCGGCACACTGAAATCGTCAGACGATACCGGAGATCTGCGCAAAGGAACTGCCGCATGGCTTGGCCGCGACGGTCAAAAGATACAGCTTGCCTCGCTTTATGGGCTGATGCATAACCCGCCTGATGGATCACAGGTTTTAATCCTCCCGCAAAATGGCCAAGAATCAAACTCAATCGGCCTGCCCGACCACCCGAAGTTGCGCCCACTTAAAGACTTGAAGAAAGGCGAAGTCGCGCTAGCTAATTACCTGACCGACTCTTACAGCCTGCACAAAGAGAACGGTGATATTGAAGTCGTCACGACTGGCGCGGCTAATATCACCCTGAATGGAGTTATCATTGATAGCAGTGGTAACATCACACTACCGCCAGGCGCAGGAATAATCACATCAGGCGGCACTACAAATATCAATGGCGTGGCGTTTGACGCAAGCGGCAACACTGTAACAGCCGGCACAATGACCGCAGACAACTTTATCGAGACTTGATATGCAGGATGTTCTAATTCGCGCAGACAGCAATGGCCTATACGACTTAGTTGTTGATGGGAATGTGTTCGCGTCTGCTGGCGGGTTTGAAACGGCTATCCCGGTCTCACTGTTTACTGATGCCCGCGCACCTTCCGCATTGGTATCTGAGCCGCAAAACCGGAGAGGCTGGATAGTTAATCTACTGACCTCTTCCACGATGCGCCAGCTTGGATCAATCCTTTGGGTGCTGGATCAGGCTCGGGTAACTCGCGAAACGCTTAATACGGCGCGCCTAGCCGCTCAGGATGCATTCCAGTGGATGCTTGATGACGGCATAGCTCTATCGGTATTTGTTGATGTTGCGCAAAGCCGAAACGGAATTCTAATTTCTATCGATATCGCCGACACATCCAATGTCGTAAACCGTTATCAGACTCTTTGGAGAGCGACGGATGCCTCTGTCATACCCAACACTTGAATCCTTAGTTGAGACTGCGCGCGCTGAATTTCGCCGGCAGGCACCGACTATTGACCCTACCGTTTTCGGATCGTGGGCGCGAGGGTTCATTGATGGCGTTGGGGCTATGGCTCACGCGCTGGGCTTTGTTATCCGCGACCTTGAGCAAGAGCTATTCCCGCAGACGGCTACAGGTGAATACCTTGATCGCTGGGGCGCTTATGAAGACCTGCCGCGCAACCCTGCGACCGGGGCGAGTGGCTTTGTCAGCCTTAACGGAACCGTAGCCACGCTGATTAACGCAGGTGAGCAGTTCGTAGGCTCAAACAACATCACCTACAGCGTCATCTCTCCCGCATCGGTTGAGACTGTCACGCTGCTTGTCACGTCGATTACCCGCAGCGGCGCTGTCGCTACGGCCACCACTTCCACCCCGCACCGACTCGCTACTGGCATGGAAGTAACCGTCTCTGGCGCGGATCAAACTGAATACAACGTGCTGGCCTCAGTTACCGTGACCGGCGAAAACATCTTCACCTATGCAGTTACTGGAACCCCTGTTACCCCGGCGACCGGCACCATCAGCGAAACCAGCGACTTCGCATCGATCAATGTGCAGGCCATCACGACCGGCCCCGGCACCAATATGCAAGCCGGCGCAATCCTTAACGTGAATCTTCCGAACGTCGAAACTCAGGCTTATGTGCAGTTCGGCGCGCTGGCTGGCGGCGCTGATCTTGAGCTTGACCCTGCATACCGTGATCGCATTATCGAAAGCCGCTCCAACATCAGCGGCGTGTTTACCGAGGATCAAATCAAGATCGCTGCGCGCCGGGTATCTGGTAACACTCGCGTATTCGTCAAGCGCCCTGTTACAGCTCTCGGCTCTGGAACCCAAGGCACTCCGGGCTACAGCCCTGCTGCCGGCCAGGTCGTCGTGATAATCCTGCGTGACAATGACGCGAACATAATCCCGACTCAAAGCATTCTTGACCAGACCAAGCAGGTAATTATCACCGAGGGCAAGTTGCCGGCGCACACACGCGAGGCTGACGTGTTTGTATTGGCTCCAGTGGCGCAGGTGGTTAACTTCACATTCTCCGCGCTTAACCCAAGCACCGAGACAATGAAAAGCTCTATTCGCAATCAGCTAACTGCATTCTTCCAAGATCAAGTTACGTTCGAGGAAGATATCACCGAGGCGTCTTACCTTGGTGCGATTCAGAACACTCGCGACACAGTTACCGGTGATCGCCTAATGTCTTTCTCGCTGTCATCGCCAAGCGGGGATATTGTTGTGTCTGATGGGAATATTCCAATCCTCGGGACAGTGGTGTTCCCATGATGAAATTCGCCGCGCCCGGAATTGAAGAGGTAGCAAGACAGCTAGCCTCGCACCTTCCAGATGGTCGCGCGTGGGCTGCAAAGAATCTTGACGGCACAAACATGCGCGCTCTTGTTAAGGGCTGCGCCGCTGCGTTTATGGAGATTCAAGGCCAGATAGAAACAATGGCGCGCGAGTTCGATGTGCGCTTAACCGATCAGCTTTTGCCTGACTGGGAAGAATCATGCGGACTTCCAGAAGAATGCATAGGCCCACTGGCCAGCCTTGAGGAAAGACGCAAGGCCGTAATACTTCGCTTGCGCAAAATTCCGTTTGTTACTAAGGCTGATTACGAGCAGCTTGCTTTTGACCTTACCGGCCTAAGCATCACCGTTACGCCTGGCGCAGAGGTTGAGCTATTCCCGCTTAACTTCCCGCTGCACTTCGCAAGCGGAAACTCATATTTCAAGCTGTACGTGACTTTTAACGAAGTGGTTGCAGGTTTCCCGTATAACTTCCCGTTCAATTTTGTATCAACATCGGATAACATCGTGCGATGCGTTCTAGAACAAATCGCCCCGGCTAATGTTCTAATTATTTTCGAGTGAGGCAGCCATGCAAGATTTCGGCACAAAGACAGACAATTCTCCACCACCTGGCGGGCAACTATCTGCTGCCGAGTTTAATAACTACATCAACGAGCTTGAAAATGCAGTAACTCGATCAGGCCAGTCTCTAAACGGCGCAAGTATTGTACAGCTTGCTGCGTCTCTATTCTTGCACTCTGTTAAATCCCAGTCTTTCCAAGATAGCGGTGTAGCAAACGCTTATGTAGCAACACCTGTATCTGGAATAAATGGCGTCCTGCTCCCGTCTGATTACGCAAATATGGATGGGGCTGAAATTGAATTTAGCGCATCTAACGCAAGTAGCGGAAATACAACATTAAACATAGGCCAAACCACCGGCACGCTGCTTGGCACGAAAAAAGTATTAACGATTTCTGGCGCTGAGCTTCCATCGGGTGCCATTCCGTCAGGCGCGCATATCCGCGTAAAATATGACGCCTCGCTTGACGGCGGTACTGGTGCATGGGTTTTGCTTCCATGGTCAGCCTTCACAAGCCAAATGCTGCCTCTCGGCTATTTTTCAGGCTTCACCCTATCAAACAATGGCGGCGCGCCCAATACAACTGTCGACACCGGCCCAGGAACAGCGCGCAGTTCTGACAACACCGTAGACATCACGCTGACGGGCACTATCAGCGGTATCTTGCAATCGTCCGGCGCGTGGGCAGCAGGTACTGGTCAGAACAAGCTCGACGCGGGCGCAAAGGCGATTAACAGCACCTATCACGAGTTTGTGATAGGTCACCCTACCCTTGACGATGATGTGATATACAGCCTTTCAGCGACAGCTCCCGCGCTGCCAAGCGGATACGCAGGTTTCCGGCGCGCTGGCCGCATCGTGACAGACGGCAGTGGGAACAT